TCTGGATCATCTGCTACAAAAGCAATCGCATCTCCTGGAGATAGCGATGCAGGAAAGTGGTTTCTGAACGTCGGTTTGCTCGTAGTTGGATCTGTATAAAAACAGCCCATAAATACACCACATGATGCATCACCTGCAGTAGCTACTTCAACTGTTCCATCGTTTTTGTATTTGACGGGGTCGCCAGTGAAGATCGCAGTACCTTGGTTGTCAGCAATAGAGTATTTAGTAGTTCCAGTTGTTCCGCCTGGAGCTGAACCTACTTTAGCAATTGGACGTAAACCAAACGCGGCATCTATATTAGCCATGTTAGTCTCCTTATCACTTATCTGGAGACAGTAATCTACCCATTAGACTTTTTGCCCCCAAATGTTACTCTGCTTTGCCTTTCTTGATGAATAGGCATCGCTGGGTGCTCTTCCTTATGTAAATCGTTTTCTACTGATTGAGTTTGTTCTACTGTCTTGCCAGCAAAATAGGCATCCCTATCTTCCTTAACTTCTATGGGACAGCGCATCAGTATTAAACCTCCAACTCCAATCACACCTTTCCATTTGCCATCTGAAATAGATGGTAAATCTATCCTGTCTGGATATTCACTGGCCATAACTGGTTCATAACCGCTTCGTAATCTTCCCATGACATTTTTGTCATCTTGTTGACCACGATATTCGGCTCTGATCCACCTATGATGAAATCCTTCAGGTGGTTCGGGTGCGTCCAAGTTAGACGGAGGTACCCATCCTCTAGGTCGAGCTTCTTTATCTCGGGTTTCGAGCTTGCGTGAGGTAGTCTTAATTCCTTTTGTACTCATTTACGCCTCCTTCACGTGTTTTGCGTACTCTTCAAGTGGCACACCAAGTTTTTTTGCAATAGCTACCTGTGAGGGTGTGAGTTTCACAGTGCGGCGTCCAGTGGACGATTTTCGTACAGCTGAAGCAACTTTTTGCTTCGGTTTATTGACATCCCCTCCGTCAGAAAACTTATGGGGAAACTCGTTACGTATACGTTTATCAATCTCATTATAATAGTCATCTGACCTCGGGTCAAATCCTTCTTCCATTAAATTATTATGTATATCATAAGCAGTATAAGTCATAGCATTATCGTTACCAAACCATTCATTTTTAGATGCCCAAGCATCAGCTTTAGGGTCTCTTTGAGCAGTTTCAGTAGGTTGTTGCATATTGTTAACCGCAGTTTCAACATCCTCTGCTGGCTTTTTTTCAGCTTCAGCTTTTCGTTGAACGGCTTTTTGCTTTGATACCTTTAAACGTTCGTCTTCAATTGTAAGTCTAGATAATTCTTGTTGAGCAGCAACTTGCTTTTCAACATCTTGTGCATTTATTGCTGCTTCGTACGCTCTTTTTGCAAACTCTCTTTGATTTGTTAGAGCTTTTTCTCTTTCGACAAGCATAGCTTCATTAGCTACTGCACTAGTAGACTTTAGTTTGTCTGATTCTTCTTTGACTTTTTTAGCATAATCTATTGCAGCTTGTTCACGTCTTTCAGCCTCACGCATTTTCTTTGTAAGTTTATCAATACGTCTTTTTACTCCTGCACTATACTCTTCTAATTCTTCTTCTTTCTTTTCTGATTGAGCAGATTGCTGTTCTGGTTGTTCAACTTCTACGACAGGTGTGTCCTCCTTTGTTTCAGTTGTTGAAGTAGATACTTCTTTCGTATCTTCTTTTATCTCCACTTCAACAGGATCACCCGAGGTATCTATCGGAACCATCTTGTCTTGCTCTGATTGCACTGTTGGTTGCATGGTCTCCTCCACGTTACATTATGTTAGCTGGCAAAATATCTCGAGGATCATCAACAACAGCCAGTATTTCATCGTCGTTAATTATCCTTAGCTCACCACCATCAATACGAATACGAGATCCTGCATATCTTGTGATGAGAACCCAATCACCCTCTTTACACCAAGGGCCACTAGGAAACTTTTCTTTATCTTTGTAACATTCAGGTCCCATTTTAAGAACCTTACAAATATTTGTTGTTACTTGTGATTCTGTAACTGTCTCATCAGTTAACAATACGCCACCTTTAGTTTTACCTTGAAGTTTTAGTGGGAATAGTACCATTCTCCAACCAGAAGGTTGTGGTATCTTTTCAACTTCATTTTTCTTTTTTTCCGCTTGTGCACCATCCCATACATGTTTTGGCACAATTAGTTTAGGTTTAGTCATCTTCTAGCTCCGTTTTCTTTAGCAGGTTCGTGAGTTCCTGTACTTCTTGTCTTAGTCCAGCTAATTTACCAGTCAGATACCTATAATCTGCATAGTCCTTAGCTATCCCATTTAATATAGCTTCTTCTATAGACTTTTGTCTACTAATTAAATCATTTTTATATGCTGTAAAAAAGTTTTCTAGCCGCATGATTTCATAAGGTCAGCTAATTTTTTACAACGATTTGGAGTTTGTTTGTTCCATCTGGAGTCAAGCATTTCGTAACTTGCACCTATAAAATTAGCTTCCTGCAGGGCTTTCCACATATTTTTAAACTTAGACACCCCTGACTGTCCAAGTTGAAAGCACATCTCCGATAAGACGTGTTGAGCTGTTTCTGGTAAATCTTCAATACCATTTTGAGTCATTAATTGTTTTGCTTGAGCTATTGCTCTGCTTAAATCTTTATCAAATACTGTTTGTAATTCTTCTTCGGTGTATTCTTTATTAGCAACAAAATTATCTGCTGGGACAACTTTATGACCCCACCCGATGGTATCGAATCCTTCGGTATCTTGATAAATTTTGTTTCTAAAACCCTCACTTAATTTTACTGATTTAGATAATTCTTCATAACTCATTATACTTTATACCTTTTCTTTATCACACCCTGCAAAGTCTTTGCTTGTCCAGCATGAGCCTTTGATGCTTTTTTTAAACTCTTAATTACTTTTTTAACTTTTTTCTTTTGTGCCTGTTTCATTTTTTCTTAAACATACCAATTGCACTTGATCCAGCCTTAATACCAAAGCTTGCTGAAATTGCAATGTAAAGTAGGTTATGATAATACGATGGCAAGTCCTGCAGCCTTCTTCGTTTCTACAAAACCCTTGACGCCATCAGCGACGACGCCAAGTAAAGGTTTAGCTAATAGTTGCCACATGAAATTTTATATTGCTCCTATAATTATGATAACGATTATTGCTACAATTGCAGCTTTAATCCAGTCTTTCATACTCCAGTCAGACCACTCTTTTAAGTGTGCCCATAGATCTTGTACTAGTTTCATACAATCCTCCTTTGTTGATAGGGTTTTATTACTTTACGCCCTTGAAAGCAACTTTTTTGATCTGTGCCTTGCTAGTCTGCCCTTGTGGGCCACTACCTTTATTTTGTTTTACAACAAAAGGTGAGTAAACAATAGCAGCATCAGATGAAACTTTTATATTAGGAAAAGGGTTTTTTTGTTTTACCACTTCTACTTTTGTTTTCTTAAAGTTCATGCTCTTGCCTTTCCGTAACCACGTTGAGCTAGTCTACCTGCAAGTCCACCAGCTTTTCTTTTAATGACACCTCTACCCATCAAGACATCTTTTTTTGTAATTTTGCCATCACCACTAAGATCTGGAAAACCACCTTTTTTTAAACCCTGTGCTTTTAATTTTTCAGTTGCTTGTTTTAATCCTGGCATATCTACCTCAATGTATAGTTGGTTTAATAAGTTCTAGAATATCATAACTGTTATGAGTTTCCAAATCTTTTGCTTCTTGGGGTGATAAATGTTCGTAATAAATCATTTTTGCACACGCCATCATAGCACCAGCTAAAAGTACACTATCCTCTGGTGTTTTTCCAGTTTTTTTTGCTATGATAATTAGCTTCTCGTAAAAACTAGCTAGTTTTGCTTCTGCGTTTTCCATTTTTAGATATTCCTGCCTTGTTTAATGCAATTGCAATTGCTTGCTTTCTAGATTTAACCTTTTTTTTCGATCCGCCAATGTTTAATTTGCCTTTTTTAAACTCTCGCATCACTTTTGAAACTTTTTTTTCGCTTTTCTTCACTGTTTTTGCTTAGAAAGGTTAACATTTGCACGAAGTTGCGCAATATCTTCTTGTGAGTCTATCTTATCTTGCGTTAATTTTGCATTTTGATTTAATTTTGCCTTATCTAAACTTCTTCTTGACTCATCATCCATAGCTTTTCGTTGTATGTCTTGTGCTTTTAACTGTAATTCTTGTGCTTTTAATGAAATTAACGGATCTTGGCCTTCTTCAGCTAGTATTTCTTGCTCTTCACCAACCATTTCTTCAATCATAGAGCTTATTTTTTCTGCAACTTGTTGTTCTATCTGCTCTTGTATAGCTTGTTGTGCTTCTGGAGGTAATTGACCACCAAATTCTAGTGCTTTTTGCTCTATAACTTGTCTCATTTCTTCTTCAACTTCCTCTCTAGCTTGTAATCCAATATGTTCTACAATGTGAGATTGTAATATCGCCATAGTAGGTGGATTACCTTTTACTAAAAATGATGACATAAATGCTCTATGTGCATCCATGTGTGCTAAATGATTTTGACCTCTAAAAGCTATCAAGCCAGCATTACGTAAAGCATTAGCATTTTCTACAGCTGGGTCTGCTGGTTGCGGTTCAGATGGTGCTGGTAGTATAACATCAATATCTTTTACCCCTAATGCTTGATACATTCTTCTATATGCTTCATACATATTGTGAGAAGCTGGGTCTGATTGTGCAAGTTGTAATTGCGTTTGTGCCAACGTAACACGTTGAGCCATAGAAAAAATGTTAGGATCTGAAACAGGTATAATATCTATCTCTGGTCCAAAGTCCTCTGCTTTTAAACTAGGTGTTGCATTAACACCGACTTCGTACGGATAAGCTGGTGGTAAAGCATCAGCAAAAAGTTTTGCTAATAATTTAAACTCTATCTTTTGTGCGTAGTGTAATCTTTTATGAATAGCAGACATGACTCTTGCACCACGCTCCATAAGAGCCATTGTTGTTCCGACAGGTGCGTTCGCTGCTACACTATCACCAATCTTTTGATCAGCTATCGCTGCAAATCTTGTTCCTGCTTCTACACAAAAACCTAATAATTGAAATAATGTTCCACTTGGTTCTTTGTAAGGCAATGGTAATAAACCTTCTCTTAAACTTCCTCCTGGTGCATCTACATCTCTAAACTCACCTGGTTGTAAAGGATTGTCATCATCTGCAACTCTTAAACCTCTAGCCTTAAATCCTGCAGGTAAATTTGATAGTGTACCTGCATCTAGTAATTGTCTTAATGCTGCTGTTGCAGTTCTTGATAAACCACCAAGCATGTGCACCAAACCAAAACCATAAAAACTAAAACCAGGTAAAAATTTATAATGAACAAAATATTGTGTTCTTGCTCTTCCAGGATCATCTTCTCTATAGTTTCTGTATATAGATAAAACTTTTCCAGAGCCTTCATCTATTGTAACAATGTATGGTACTTTTATTCCATCCTCACTATCAATACCCTCTATGTTTAAGTCAACGTGCATTTCTAAAAGCTCGTATAAATTATCTTGATAGGATTTTTTTACTCCTGATATTTGTCCTTCTTTTTCTTGTAGTTGTGTTTGATTATCGGATGTTTTTATATCGACATCTCTGTACATACCAGACACCTGTAATTTTCTAATTTCGTTCTCTGTTCTTCTAACAACGTGAGTTATTCTTTCACAAGAAGGAAAGTCTGTTGTTTGATATGGGACATACAAGTCATCACTAGGAACAAATTTAGAAACAGGTCTTCCTAATCCTTCATCAAAATAAACTTTTTTAAAAGCAGAACCAGACAAAGGTAGATAAAATAGTAAAGAATCTAAATCAGGATCATACTCTTCCATCTCATAAGTGATCTGATAGTTCATGAACTCTTTTACACGCTGTGCTCTTTCTTCTTTTATTGGATCTATTTGACCAATAATTTGTGTGCTTACTGGTCCTCCAGGTGGTAATAATTCTTTGTAAGCTTGTGCTTGAAACTGTGTTACCGCTTCAGATAACATTGGATGTGTTACAGAACTAGCACCTTGAAAAGGCTGTGATCTCTCCTGATATTTAAAACCAAGTAGGTCTAAACCTTTTTTATATGTTTCTTCCCAGTCTTGTCTTGACGCTTTATCTTCTTCAAAAGCATCTCGTAGATCATTTGCTATTACTTGTAATTTATT